TTATTTGGCGGCCTTGCCACCGTTGCCACCGTTGGCCGGCGTCTCCTCGGCGACTTCGGGTTCGGCCATCGTCGGCAGGCCGGAGGGCACGGTCAGAGGGACGAGGGCGGTGCCCTGGAGGGCGCCAAAGGCGACGTAACCGCCGTAGGCCACCTGCACGCCGATGATCGAGGGCTCGACCACCGAGAGCAGGCCGATAACTTCCTCGTACACCTCGAACAGGGAGGACGGCCCGACGATGCAGGTGCCGGCGGCGAAGGTGGGCACCACGATGCGGGGCAGGCCCAGGATGTCGCCCCGGAAGCTGGCCAGGGACGAGCCGCCGATGTCGAAACTGTCCTCGATGGTGTTGTCTGCCGTCCCGGTGTAGGCGTCGGGCGGCAGCACCACCCGGGCCACGTCCACCAGGGAGCCGAGGGCGGCCCACACGTCGAGCGAGCACCACACCCGGTCGGGCATCATGAAGCCGGCCTGGTAGGAATGCATGGCCGCCGTGTACAGGGCCAGCGTCCAACCTTTGATGTCGTTAGTAGCCACGTTGGCGGCCGTGCCCGTCGCCGCCGTCTTGAACGCCGCCGCCACCGCCGTCTCGGTCTGGATGGCGTACACGTTGGCCAGGTCGCGGACCAGGATGTCCCACGCCGACGGGCTGGTCCAGTCGATGTCCTGGCGGGAAATATCGACGGTGCCGCCGTAGGTGGCCTTGGTGAAGCTGATCGGGGCGATGGTCATTTTCTGTGATGGGAGCTGGGTTTTCTCGCCCGCTTGCACGCCCACCGTGGTGTGCTGGGTGATCTTGGGCCGGGTGAAGGTGGCGCCCGCTATGCCGCCCAACGCCTTGGAACCGCCCAGGCTCGAGATAAGGGGCCGGCTGGCGTCGATGAGGTCGACCACGGCGCCCACGATGGGGGTCGGCAGTATGCCGGTGGTGTCGGTCGTCTTCTGGTCGGCCACCACCCGGGTGATGCGGGCGGCGGCGGTGGTGTCGACCACACCCCGCTCGGTGATGCCCCGGGCCCGGAGCAGGTCGACCAGGAACTCGCCGGCGCTGCGGTAGGCCGGGGCGCGGTCGTTGCCGTCGGCCCGGCGGGGCTCGGCCGGCAGGCGGCCGGGCAAGGGCAGGCTCTCGGAGTGGGCGGCGCGCAGGGCCTCGAACTCCTCGAGCGGCTTTATCTGGGCGTCGAGCTCGGCGATGCGCTGGCGGGCCGCCTCGAGGATGCCGCGCTCGGCGTCGACGAGGTCGCGGCCTTCGACCTGGCCGAGGATCGAGTCCATGGTCGAGATCTGTTCGGCCCGTTGGGCCTTGAAACTTTCCAGTACGTGATTGGGCATGGGTCATTACCTCCGCGTTTTTAGGGGCACACTTCGGGGCGCTCGAGGTGCGGCGCCGACGGGCCCTAGCGGGGGCGTCCGGGGGAGCTCACGAGCTCTGGCCGAACGCCTAGCGCGGAGGCTGGGCCGACCGCTGGCTTTAGCTAACCGGAGCGTACTTCATCGACGATGCGGCGCCAGCGATCCACTTCGGCCGTGGGCGGCGCCGGCGGGACCGGGCGCGCCCGGGTCCGTACCATCGTCACGGCGGCGTCCTCGAAGGCCGGCGTCGGCGTCATGGACACCTCGACCAGGCGCGAGTTGACCCGGGTGACGCGGGCCTTGTGGTCGTCGCCGAGCTCGGGGTCGAAGTCGGCCGGCCATGACCATTCCGGCGGCCCGGCGTCCATGAACCCTATAGACAGGCCGGTAAGGTCACCGCGGGCGGCCAGGCGGCCCGCCTCTTGGGCCTCGGGCCGGTCGTTCAATTGCCAGACGCCATGCATGCCGTCGTCGCCGTGCGACCATCGTTCGCCATGGCCGATCGGGAACTTTTTGTTGTCGTGGAACAACAACAAGGGCGAGCCAGGGGTGCGGTCGGTCGAGCGTTTGAACGACCCATGCCGGTGCTGCTCGAGGAGCCAACCGTTGACATCGCTCCAGGTGTCGTAGGGCACGGCGCGGCCCTCGAGGTAGCGATAGGGGCCGGCGCCCACGGCCTGGACGTCGCGCACCGCTATGGCGGTCTGGAACATGCGCCGCTCGTCGGGTTCGGTTTGCATTGGCCTCCTTCAGATGGCCTCGTCGGGCGGCGGCGCCACCGGGGCCGGTGGTGGCGGGGCGCCTTCAGTGGGGTCGATGGCGGCCAGCGGGGCGCCGAGCAGTATTTCCCACGCCGCCTCGGGGGTTATGATGCCGGCCGACACCATGGTCGACAACGACGTGGCCGTGGTGGGCAAGTCCTCGGCCAACAGTTTCGAACGGTCGAAGCGGATGACCTGGCCCCGGGGTAGCCAGGCTTGGGACCAGACCTGTTCGAAGTCGACGATCACGGGCTCGATCGAGGTGCGCAGGATCTGTTGGTACTGCGGCGCCGCCGTCTTGTACGTCATGCCCTGCACGGCGGAGCCGACCCAATAACTGTCCAGGTTGAACATATTTGCTATGTCGGTCAAGGTCATTTTGCGGGCCTCGATCATCTGGGTGTCCGACGGCGACCACGCCAGGGGGATGACCTGGGTACCGTTGGGCAGGATGGCGGGCTCGCGGGTGGGGCCACCGAACTTATCCAACCAGTTGGCCTTGGCCTCGTCGGCCACGTCCTGGGTGAGCGTGGCGTTAGGGGTGATGATGGCCACCGAGGGCACGGCGCCGGCCGATAACGCCGAGGTCTCGTAGCTTTCTTCCATGGCGGCCCGGTCGAGGGACGACACGTACTCCTCGACCACGCCCACGCCCCGCACCGGGTACCAGCGGTCGACGCCCCGGGCCACATGCACGACGTTGTCGGGGTCGAGCACCTGGCCCATGTACGTGTAGACCACATCGCCGGGGACGCCGGCCATCCACGAGATGTAGACCCATTGGATGGGCAGGTACTGGACGGCCAGCGGGTAACCGTCGGCGCCCCGCTTGGTGATGTAAGAAACCGTGTTGCCACTGAGTATGTAGTCCTCGACCGCAACTTGCAGGAACCGCGACCGGTTCCACACCAGGCGCGGGTCGGGCGAGTCGAGCAGGGCGGGGCGGGGCAACGGTTGGCCGGCGCGGTAGGCGTCCATGGGCATTTGCTTGACCATGCCGCCGAACAGTTGTATGGCCCGGCCCACGGCGGGGATATGGCGGGCGCTCATGGCGTCGTAGACGAACGCGCCGGGCAGGCCGAAACCGGACATCATCGACGGCGGCGGGATGAGGCCACCGAGCCCGGAGCCGTCGGTAGGGCGAGGCAGGACAGGTCGGGCCATGGTGGCCATAGTCACTACCAGGGACAATAACCAAAACCTGTCCGCATGCCGCGGATCAGTAGATCTTGAACGGCCCCGACGGTGCCCGGTGGTCCCACGCCCATAGGGCCACGGTGGCCGCCGTGAGAGGCGATAGAGACCCGCTCGACTGGCGCCGGCCCCACGCCCAGGCGTCGCCCAGGGCGCGCCGGGCGGCCGAGCTGGCGGCGGCGTCGAGGGCCGGGTGGGCGCGGTAGCGGACCTGGGGCGGGTCGGCGATCAAGGCCTCGAGCAGGCCGGCGCACGCCGCCGCGTACGGTTTGGCGGCCAGGCCCATGAGCTCGAGCCCGGCCCGCTCGGCCGCGTCGGCCACGTCCAGGGCCGGCCCGGCCTGGTCGTAAGAGACGGCGACCGGGCGCCAACGTTCGACGAGCTCGGAGAGGCGCTCCACCAGCCAGCCCACGCCGGGGCGGTGGTCGGCCACCTCCAGGTGGGCCACGCCGGTGTCGTCGCGCCAGGCGGCCACGATGGCGGCGTCGGAGCGGTCGACGGCCACGTCGAAGCCGAGGGCGAGGTCGCCCGGCCCGGGCAGGTCGGCCGGTTCCTCGCGGGCCGCCCGCCACGCCTCCAGCGGGATGACCCGGGACGTGGTCGAGACCCACCGGTTGCCAAAGCTGCGGGCGAACTCGTCGGGGCCGAGCATCTCCAGGGCGGCGGCCATGGCCTCGGGGCCGATGGTGCGGCCGTAGGCCGGGTGGTAGGTGGGCCAGTTGGCCGGGACGGTGGGGTCGAGGTCGTCGGCGATGCTCCATTCGAAGTAGGCCAGGCCGCTCGTGCGGCCGGCCTTGACGGCGGCCCGGCCGGCCTCCACCGAGCCGAGCCACCACGTCGAGGATGCGTCACCGGCAGTCGAGACCTTCCACACCTGGGCGTTGGGCCGGGTGGCCTGGGTGGGCACGATGCCCTGGTCGAGTTGCTGGCCCTTCACCAAGTCGTAAGCCCAACACTCGTCGATCACGACGAGGTCGGAGACCTTGCCGTGCAGGCCGTCGGGCGTGGGCGGGAACGGCCGCACCAGGCCGGCCGAGCGGCGCCAGCGCACGTGTTCGGAGCCAGCGGCGCGGCGCAACGAGACCTCGTCGGCCAGTGGCGTCAGCATGGGCCAGTGCTCGTTCAGGAGCCAGTCGACGGCGTCCTTGGCCGTCTGCATGGTGAACCACACGCGGGCTCGAGGCACGACCAGGGCGCGGTGCTCCATGACCGAGCCGAACAGGGTTGTTTTGCCCGACTGGCGGGGCACGGTGACGAGGACGAGCTGGTAGGCGAAGCGGCCGTCGTCGTCGACCTCGAGGCCGACGTCGGCCACCAGTTGTTGCCACGGCATGAGCGGCTTGCCGAGCACGGCGGCCAGCTTGCCCACGGCCGGCCCGAAGCTGGCCCGGCTAGTGGTCCGGGACGTCGCTAGCGACGGTGGGACTAGCGAGCGCTCTAAGGATCTCGTCGAAGGCATCGGCTGGTTTAGCTCCGCCCGACGACAGGCCGGCAGCCTGGCGGAGCTTGAGATAGACGTCGTTGGCCCGGGCGATCACGTCGGGGTCGGCCGAGGCCTCGGCGATGTCGACGCCGTGGGCCATTACCCTCAGCGCGGCCCGTTCGGCGGCGCGGATATCGTGCCGCTCGACAAGCTCGGCGTTTACCGCCGCCTCCGCCCGGCCTAGCCGTCGATCAGGCACAACCCCACGCTAACCGGCCCTTGACCTGGCCAAACCGAACAAAAAAAACCAA